CCGCAAGCTCCTCCCCGTATGAGCGATGCTCGAAAGGTGTCGCAACAGAGCCGACTTCTAGTTGGACTCCGGTGATGTAGAAGGTTGCTCCATTAGTACCCAGTAAATTTGTCGCTCCAGTTGCAGAACGATAGTCTGCGCTAGCCCATGTTCCGGCAGTTCCACTCTTGTCTGGGCCAACACTTAAACCAAAGTACACCCTAACTCCAACACCATTTGTTGTTAGCCATGTACCAGAAGTATCCCCAGAAATCGTTACGGTCTTCTGCTCCCAAGTGTCTGCGGAGGATATAGAATAAGTAAAAGGATATGCCCTATTGACACTGCTGTTGCTTAATGCACCACCAAAAGTTCCAGTAAGACTAGATCTGACCCAAAAAGAAAGAGTCACAGTTTTTGCGTTAGCTGTACCCCAATTTAAATGAGCAGAATTTAAGCCTTCAACGTGTTGAGATAATATCGCCCGATCACCTCCTGATGGTGTGCCAGTCCCCGTTACCGTAATAACGACAGATTTTGAGTGGCCTTCTGGAGCAGTAGAACTTTGTTGTGCTGTAAAACTTCCACCAACATCTACTTGTTGGATACCAAATCTATCCACAGGAAATTGTGTGGTTCCACTTGCTGTAATTGCACTCGTCCCACGCTGTGCCACCTGCATCGCACCGTTGATGATGAGATTCCTGCGCCCCAACGATGGAGATGCAGTGGTCACCACCGTACCGGTTGATACGTCATCTGCTACGTTGGCTAAGTCTCTTGCACGAGTCATCTCTTACTCCGGCTTTGTAGGCCAAGTTACGTCATCTAAAGAAGTTGCGCTGTCTGTAATGTCACGCAGTGCCTGACGGTATGCAGTCTGTTCAGCAGTCATTGTGAGATCAGATGATGCCCACCAGTCAGTAGCGGCAATACGGCGGTTACGCTCTTCACGCAATGCCTTCATAGGCTCTGCCGCTGTGAGTTCTGCTTGCTTGGCTGATACCTGAGTCCACGTTACGCCCCAGTCTGCTGAGTTAGCTGACTCAATGGCACTACCATTAGCGTCTGCTCCAGTGACCTTGCGGAACATTTCGTTGAACTCTGCTTCTGTTGTAGGCTCTCCACGGAGAACCCATTCTGTAATATTAAGCTCTGATAAAGCCTGTGATACGCTTGCCATGTGTTTCTCCTTTAGCCTGCGATTTCTTGAATAGTAAATAACGGTCTAACAATTACTAAAGCTGGATCATTACTAGGGTTACCAAAAAAAGTCTTAGTAATTGCCGATGCGGCTGAGCGTTCTGATTGCGAGTAAACACCATATGTTCTTGCAGAAGTTGATCCTGCACTAACAGTTGTAGTGATTGTGACAACATCAGTGTCATTTACATCATAATCCTTTTGCCTTATTCCTCCGTGAGCAGGAGTCCTCGACCCGTCACCTGTATGCAGGTTTACTTCGGCTGAGTCTGTAATGTTATAAAATTTAAAAGCTTGAATATTATTAGTGTTTCGCCCACTAAACTGAAATGTACAAGTAAGTAACAATGTATTAGAGGCGTTAATAGGGGTTATCGTAGCTCGTAAATTAGAAGATATCTCTACCCACGTTTTGGATGTTACGTCAGTTGTTGATGTTGCAGGGTTAACCATAATTGTCTGCAACACACCACCAGTAACATTCAACCCAAGATCAGCCGCAGTTGGTGTCGAGCCATCAGCCAGTTGGATTTGATCGACTTTGATTATACTGCTCATCCTGCGATCTCCATGAGTGTGATTGAGGATGCTCCACGAACATGGTTTTCATTATCAGCATCACTACCTGATCTATTTAAATATAATGTTGCGGATTCACCACCACGCCTCATATATAACTCATAAGTTATGGAGGAGCTTGATGATGGAGAATCTAAATAAGTAATAGTCATTGAGTCTACATTGAGAGTCCCGTTACTATAGATAGTGTTACCAGAACTAGACCTTAATCTTGATCCTGCGGCATCTCCGATTGATCCGGTTACGACTGAACCGTCACGAAACAATTGCAAAGCTCCGTATCCGTTTGAAGTAAAGCCTACTTGTGCGTTAATAACTACTAACACTTTTGAGCTTGTTGAACTTGGCGTAATTGATGCTGAAAGTCCTGTTGCAGTATATGCAGTGTTTGACGTTGAGAACGTGTCAGTCTTAGTTGAGCTTACAACCTGCACCACAGACCCACTAGGCAACGTCAGATTAGGCGCACTGATCTTACTCTGGAGATTCGGGGCGATGTTGTCTACATAGAGTGTTGTCATCCTGCGATCTCCGTTACAATAAGTGTTTGATATTCCGGCCACGGAGGAAGCTCAATTGAGCCACCGCCTCTTGAACGCCAATATACTGAATACGTTATTGAAGCTGTTGTAGCAGGAGAATCTAAATAACTGATAGCCACATTATCCCGACCCCCTGTATATCCAGTACCACCAAATCCGTTAGTAGAATCTCCTAAATTAGTACCACCCCTATAAAACGTAACAAGCACAGCCTCTGATCCTGCACCTGCGGTTAAACTTGTGGTTAATAAAAATTTACTACTTGCAGAAACTGGGGTTAAAGTTACAGATAAATTTGTAGCAATAAAGGATGTGCTTGTAGTAACAGTGTTTCCTGTTGCTTGGTTTAAGTCTTGATATACATTTAAAAGTTTACCACCAACACCCGCAGGCAATGTCATCCCACCCGCACTCGCATCCAACGTCTGCCCAGACGGGATAATCACCTTGTTCGCATTGGCCCCGCTAGTTGGCCCCTTGAGTGTTTGTACGATTAGCTCTGAAGCCATCTCAGTTCCTTATACAATCGTCAGTGTGCCGTTGACCGTCACTGTCGCATTCAATGTCAGTGGGCCAGTGGCTGATGCGTTCGTGTTAGCGGCAATGGTCACTGCAGTATCAAGGGCATTCTCATGCACCCTGAAGATGTCACCTAGGCCATTCGTAGTGTCGCCTGTAGCACCATTCTCACCAAGGAAGTATCCTGCACCTGCAGGCCCTGCTAGTTCAAAGGTAGTGAACGCCACAACAGAAACAACGTCACCTGCAGTAGCTCCAGTAGCCAACACCACATCAGTGCCGTTAGTGGCTGTGTAGTCTGTAGGGTCTAGGTGTACACCGTTGAGGTATACGTCAAGGTAACCCGGAGTGTACCCAGAGGTAGTAAAGGTAGTCTGGCTTGCAGTGGCTGTGAAGTTGTCACGAGTCTGCGTAGCCTGTGGTACTGGGATGTTTCCGATGTAACCTGACATTATGGAGTCTCCAGTGCTGTGACTCGTGTCTGCAAGTCTGCGACAGTTGTTTCAAGTGTTTCAATCTTTGCAATGGCTTCCTGCAATGCACCTGTCAGCAATGGCACAAGTTTACTTTGGTCAATGCCTTGGTAGACTGGGTTGCCATCATCGTCTACTTCATTGTGTGTTCCATTGACAGACTCAGGAACTACTGTCTGTGCTTCATGTGCTAGGAACCCGTCAACCGTTGTATCGTCATCGTCAGCAATAAAATTAAAACGCTTGGGCGACAAAGATTTAACACGGGTAATTGCACCTGTCATATCGACTACATTTTCTTTGAGGCGGTAGTCTGATGTTGTTGAATAAGATACTGATGAGCCATTGTGAGTGATACCTCCGACCGTAGCAGAGGATGTGTCACAAAAACCAATCATATTGCGGGTTCCGGTTCCGGTTGTCACTCCAAGCTTTTGAACCCACGCACCATTTCCAGTATAGCCTTCAAGAGCTAATACAACATTATTTGTAGTAGCTTTTCCGCTAATTTTTGCGTATCCTTCCGGGCTGACCCCAGATGTCGTACCAAAAAAACTATTGCCATTGGAGTCGATGCGCATAACTTCAACAGGAGCAGAAGTAGACCAAGAAGGACTAACATTAAATTTCAAACCATCATGAGCAGAAGTATTATTACCGCCCCTGTTTACAGAAATAGATGCAAATCCTGCTCCTGCACTCGCATTGCTTCCAGAAAAAAATAACTCACTGCCCTGCCCTGTGATTGAATTAGATTCAATGCGTAGTTTTCCATCTGTTGCTGCGCCAGTATTTACAGTTAAGGGTGCTGAAGGACTAGCAGTTCCAATGCCTACACGATTATTCGTCTCATCAACAACCAGTGTTGTAGTGTCTACCGTTAAACTATCCGCAGTAACTGTGCCGACATTTAAATTGTTAGTTGTAGTAGCTCCACGCCCTGTTACAGAGTCTAAAGTATCTGCCTCAGATAGGTTGGCTAAAGACTGTGCCTTACCAATATAGCCTGCCATTAGCTTTGCTCCAGTACACTCAGGATTACGTCAGCACTGCTTGCGGTATCAGATGTCACCACAATAGTCTCTGTAGTCTCTGCGATGATCTTGCCGTCCAGTACGCTCAGGGCTGATCCTGCAGGCACTGGTGCGCCTTTCACGATGTAGGTAGACCCTAGCTGTACATCCACAGTAATGGACGATGCTGTGCGGTTTGCTACGTTGCACCCGATGACAACCGCAGTGGTTGCTGATGGCACTGTGTAAACCGTCACAGGTGATGTGCCTACGGATGCCGATGTGTAATTCTTGAACGTGTTTGCCATTGTCCTATCCTAGTGCGATTGCGAGTGCCAGAGCCTCGTCAGTTGTCCCGTATCCTGCGACTGAGTGATCACCCCATGAGTATGCAGTGTCCCAGTTGCCTGAGTTGGCTGTTGCTGATGTTAACTCTGCGGATGTAGCGTATGTGCCAAAGTCGCTGATCTGTGACTCTGTGATCGACAGTGCCGCCTGATGTTGTGTGACTGAAGACTGTGTAATGTTAGCGTCTGGTACGTTAGCCCATGTGACCGCTGTCGATAGATCGTTAGTCTCTGTGAAGCTAGTGAGATAACCAGAGTCATTAGTTAATGTGGAGATGTTGTCTCCGGGCTGAGTAGCACTATCAGCGAGTGTACCTTGTGCGGCTGTCGCATAGTCTGTAGATGCTGTCGTAGCCGCAGTACCAAGACCTAAGTTAGTACGTGCTGTAGTTGCATTGGTAAGGTCTGATAAGTTGTTAGCCTTTAATAGAAAAGAAGCGGTAGAGACTGCACCATTAACCCAAGCACTACCATCGTAGATACGAGTTACACCAGTGGATGTATTATAATACCAATCACCTGCAGTAACTGGATCACCATTATTGTCTAATGTGGGATCAGATGTTTGCGCTCCAAGATACAAACCATCAATTGCTTCTTGTGCCGCTACAGCCTCATCTCTTGCCGTTTCTGCCGCAGTCTGTGCGCTCTGTGCCGTAGTCGCTGATGTAGCCGCATTAGTTTCTGACGTAGCGGCGTTTGTTTCACTTGTGGCCGCATTCGTTTCACTTGTGCTTGCCGCAGATGCTGAAGATGCCGCTGAGGTTGCACTAGAAGCCGCTGACGTGGCTGAAGCAGATGCATTAGTCTCTGCAGTCTCTGCCGCTGTTTGAGCCGCTTCTGCGGCAGTCTGAGCAGTCTGAGCCGCTGTAGCCGCTGTCGATGCTGTAGTAGCAGAGCTTGCGGCATTAGTTGCTGACGTACTTGCATTAGACTCAGAGGTAGCCGCATTAGTTGCAGAGGTGGCGGCATTGCTTTCTGAGGTTGCCGCATTACTTGCTGAAGTAGCGGCTGATGAAGCTGAAGAGGAGGCGGCTGTTGCAGATGCGGCGGCGTTAGTTGCTTGCTGAGTTACCTCAGTAACTGTAGCGTCAGTTGTTGAATCACCTGCACCGCCAATACCACGAAAGATAGCCATTACACTCTCCAGTTAGAAATAAGGAAGGGGCCACGAATGTGACCCCTAGGTTGCTTTAGGCGTTGAAGACCAATGCCAAAGCTGACTCAGGACGGAGTACCTTGACACCGTAGAGAGTGTCTGCAGTGAACAAGTCACCAAGGTATTCTTGCTTGTACTGAGTTTGTGAGCGAACACCTAGTTGCTCTGCAAATACCATAGCGTCTTTGTGACCTAAGATACCTGCTTTCAACTCACCACCACCAGTAGCGGCGTTTTCAGCGGCTGTTTCAGTAACAGGGCAGTTAGTAGAAACATAGATTTGGATACCGTACAGTGATCCAATGTTTCCATTTGCTACAGGCTGACCTGATACGAAATCAGATGAGTTGTAACGGTCAATACCACGGATAGTCTGAACGACTGAAGGAGGTACAACAAGGAAACGATTGTCCATAGGAACATCGTTGTCGTCTAACTGCTTGACAGCGGCACGGAAGCCTGCGTCTGAGAAGACATCAGCAGGAACTACAGTGTCTACTGCATAAGCTGTGAGGCCTGTAGAAGCATCCATGTAGAATGAGTTGCTGTGAATCCAGTCAGAACCAGAACCGTTGTCGTCACCAAGGTATTTGCCAAGGGCAAACAAATCAGTGTCAACCTGCTTAGCAAGCGCATAACCTGCATCGGAAGTGTAGAACTGACGGAGTGAAGACAGAGCTTGCACGTCAGTGATGTCTTCGATCAAACGAGAATACTCGTAGTGTTGATCGATAGTGACTTGCACTTCTGATTCAGTTGCCGCAATCAGTGTTACCTGAGTTGAAGCCGCTTTAGCAGATGCATCGCCACGAGTAGGCTTAGGGATGTGAATAGTATCACCCTTCTTGCCTGTCATTGGCATACGGTTTACAAGATTGGCAAGTACGAGTGACTTCTCGTATGCCGCGATGATTTCGTCAGACCAAATTTCGGGGATGAAAGTTGCCGCCGTAGTATTGGTGACGTGGTTAGTACCCAGTGCCATTTTAATAGCTCCTTAATGCTAAGTGTTTACCTTACACGTTTCTCAGCATACGCTAACATGATTTCATCATGTAATTGCTGATAACGCTTAGGGTTCGTTTTCATGAGTTCAATAATATCAGCACGACGATAGATTTTACGACTTGGAGCCTCTGTAGAACCTGTGGTACTGCCTGTAGAAGCGGCCTTTAGTTGACGCTTACGATCTTGCTCTTGAACTTTAGCTGTTTCTGCTACCATGCCCTGACGTTCTTTCCAGAGTGTCAAAAGCTCATTGGCGGCTTCATAGTCAAAGTTCTTGTCTGCACGTTCGTAGAGTTCACGTCGAACTGAAGTGCTGTCTCTCCAGTCTTGGAACTTCTGATCCTGAATAATATCTATAAAGTCAGGATGGTTGTTCTGTAACTGAGCCAGTATCTGCTGTTGTTTCATAGCCAGTGAGGTTTCTTCAGCTTGCTTTAGCTTCGGATGGTTCTCAATTGCTCTTGCAATAGCTCTTTCAGGATCTGCAAAGAAGTCTATTTCTTCGTCAGTTTCTTTTTGTGGGCTTGGGGCCGCTTGAATCTGAGACTTTACGAAATCATCAACAATTTTCCGTAGTTCACCTACTTCAGAACTTTGCCTGCCTAGAAGTTTCTCAGCTTCCTGATGCATCTGGACGATATCTTTGATATCCTTTCCTTGATACTTTTCAGGAATGCCATCATCTTCTTCAGGCTCTTGAGTGTCTTCTAGGGTTGGCTCTTCAGCTTCCTGTTCGACTTGCTCTATTTCCTCTAGTGAAGAGAACTCTTCGGTGTCTTGTTGATCTTCGGGTTTCCGATCAAGTAATTGTGCCATATTGTTAAACTCCGTGCCGTAGCATTATGGAAGTGATTATTTCTGAGCGGCTCTCTCATGATCCCTAGCCCACTTATCATCAGCATCGGGCCATCCGATTCCTTTGAAATGTGAGGATACACTTGAGATTATCCGCTGTGAGGTGTCACCACATTCAGGGCAAGTTGCGAATAGATCACTAGAATCTACCCATTGCTCTTCAATGTGGTCACAAGTCATGCATTTGAAATCATATCGTCTAAGCATCCTCAGACTCCATGTCAATTGCATTTTTTATTCCTGTCTCAAAACGAGTGATGTTCAGTAGTGAACTACGTTGTCCTTTGACAAAGAATAATTCTTGTTCGTTTTTGATCTCTTCAATACTATAAGCATTTAAGAGTTCTTGGGCTTCACCTACAAATTGTTTCCAACCGGGATGAAGAAACAAACCAAGATAGTTTTCATAATATTTTTCATCTTCAGGTGCCAATGGCATTCTCCTGTGTTATGTGTATACTACTATTATACCATAAAATACTTGACTTGTCAAGAGGCTTGTGCTAATGGAGCCTTCTTTTGTGGTGCCTTGGGCTGTGTTGATTGCTCTTCTAAAGCCTTAAGACGTTCGTCGTATTGCTTAAGAATGGCATTCACTTGTGTTAGAATGTTATCCAGTTCTTGTTTGGTTACCATTAGTTCCTCTCATTTGCATTTCTACAATATCTTCTTTTGTTTCAATCTCACGTTGCTTGAGGGCAAGTTCTGCAATCTTCGCACGTTGAGTGAACTCTTGTTCAGTAGGGTCTTGACCCATACCTTTCATCACAGCCGCATAACGCTTGGTTTCACTATCAACAGGAAGCAATTGTGTTTCAACTTGATTCTGCTGAATGCGTGAGATAACCTCTTGTGTTTGCGCTTGTGTGTATTCAACCATTGCTTGCTTCTGAGCCATATCCATCTGCATTGCTTGCATTTGAGCCTGCTGTTGCTCTGGATTGGGTTGCATAGCCTGTTGTAGGCTTGCAATAATTTCTTCACGGTTGCTTAAGTTCATATTGTCCACAATCGACTGAACAAGCATTGGATACATTGGTGAATCCTGACCCATTGTCTGTAGCAATTGCACAAGTTGTGTCACTTCATACTCACGGGCAATAATACCCAAAGAACTACTAGCGACAAACTTAAAGTCCTTAGCAGGGTAACGCTCAGGGTCAAACTGCATATACCGATAAGCAACCTTTTGGACTAATGGAATTAAGAATGCTTCTTGGAAGTTAATCAATGTACGTTTATGTCGCTTGATGATTGCTCCAAGAGACATAGAAATACCTGCCGCAGTTGAATCGCCGTTAATACTTCCCGGAATGCCTGCCGCATCAATAGCTCCTGTTGCCATCTGCACCATTTGTTGGAGACTGGCAGACTGATTAAATGTGTTGGCGTCAAGATTTCCAAATCTAAACGGCTGTAAGATTTCTGAGGGATTGCCATTCGTAAGGATGGCCTTGCCGGGTCTAACTTCCAGTTTGCTTCCCCTAGGAAGGCGTGAAGCATCAACAGCAAGCATAGGATGTACAGTAAGCGCAAGCGCATCAATTCGTGCTCGTAATTCAGTATCAAGTGCTTTCTGTGCGTTGTAGCCTTTCTCACAGATCCCACGGCCCCAGAAACGTCCCGGAACAACGTCCCAAGGGAATGCAACAACAGGACGATCTTGCATCATATAAGGATTTGCTTCGGCTTTAAGCAAGATCCCACCATTAGCAATAACAATAATTGCTTCTACATATTCTGACTTGCCTTTAACTTTTTCACCGGCATCAGCGTTTTCTTCAAACAAGTCTCTAGGGACTAGACCATAGTATTTAGTCAGTCGTACTTTATCATCTGTGTACAGAGTCAAGTCTTGAGTCGGCTCAAGGTCAATGTCGATAGCCGCTTCTTCAACATTAACATCTTTCCGGTAGATTCCTGCTTCCTGTGCCATATGCACTTGGTGTACGGGAACATACTCGTCAATAGCAACACCTAAGGCTTCTTTGACACTGGTGGCAACAGGGTCAATCAAGAAGTTCTGAGGCATAACCGGACGTACTTTGAAAACTGTTCGCTCACGCTCCATCACACCGACAGCTTGCATATCACCTTCCATGATTGGTTCCATTGCAGGAATCAATTCAAGTTCTTCGTCGGCAACAATTTCAGCAACACCAGTACCAAACACAGCGGCGTTTAGAATACATTCTGCAATCGACTTACGTGCCGCAACAAACTTAAAATCCTCTTCAAGATGATTACGGAGATGGAAGATGTCAGAATTGTCTTGATCCATCATGTCGTCTTGAATGTCGAACCACTTTCCTCTTCCAAAGGTTGCTTCTTCGACCTCTGCGACTGCAGACTCTACGGCTTGCTGAAGGGCAGGGGAGATGATACGAGAGCGTTCTGATTGACGCATGGTGTCTTCAGCGGCCCATTGACCTCTCCAAAGACGATAGTATTCGTCGAACTTCTCTTTGTAGTTACCTTCATAGTGGTCACGCCACTGATCGCATTTGTTGATTACCCAAGACTCAAGGGAAGTTGGGTCAATTGAGTTGTTTTCATATTCCATGTTAATATCCTGCCACAGGGTCTAAGATTTCAAAGTCGTCTTCTTCATAGTCGTAGTAGTATGCTACTTTTGCTAGTTGGTCAATGTATGCAAGTGCGTCAACCAAGTCATCATGCACGAGGGCATTAGGAAACTGAAAGAGTTCATCAAGGAACGTAGGGTTCCAATCACCTTCGTTTAAGACAATCTGTCCGTGCTCAAAGCGTCCTTGAAGAGCCCAGACAACACGATCAGTTTTCTTCTTGTTTCCATGCGTTAGTTCCTCCACCCTGAAGAACCGTTGTTTTGACTTCATCAAATCTGTAAGGTAAGGAAGTACCGCATTCTTTAGGGCTCCTTTTTCGATGCCAACCGCTACTGGTTGATAAGCATCGACAGCCTCGAAAATCTTTCTGGCGGTCTTTTTGATATCCCATCGTCCATGTACAATATCCGCTACCCACCATCCGTCTTCATTTGCCTTAACGATTGCTATCGCTGTTTGGTCGAGTTTTTTGTTCTTAGACTTCGTTGCGCTTTCAACATCAGCAAAGCCCGCAAGGTCGACTGCAATATAATAATCCCCAACGTCAGGCTCTTCATCAGAAAATTTAACCCAATCCTCTTTGAAGATCTCAGAACCCAATGCTTCAAACGATGCCATAAACTCCTGTCGGAATGCATAGGATGACATTGACTTCTTAGCAACATCAATTTCGTCTGGGTCGAGTAGTGGGTTGTCATAAGACGTAAAATGCCACGCCTTATAAGTCTCATCGCCTGACATTTCCGCATATTTAAACAACTCGTAGAAGTGATTACGGCCCATAGGAGTTCCTATGAACATCGCTTGGCCCTTCTGGTCAGCTAGGGCAGGCCTAAGGATGGTTTCCCATACACTAGGCTTCATATCCGCATATTCGTCCATGACAAGGAACTTAAGGGATACACCACGCATTGTTTCTGGACGGTCAGCACCTTTAAGACTAATGGTAGCACCGTTGACCAGTTTGATTGTCAGGTTGTTAATGTGGCTACCTGTAATAACTGGGTTACCCAAGTCCATCAAGGTGTTCCACATGATGTCTCGTGCTTGCCCTTGGGTAGGAGCAACGTAGAAGACGTGTCCTCGCTCAGTCTGTAGGGCGTTGATAATAAGCATCCATGCCGCTAGTCTTGATTTACCAGTACGACGACCTGCGGCAATGACTTTGAACCGCACAGGGTCACTAAAGACATCCTGTTGCCACGGGAGGAGTTCTACGTTAAGTTCAGTCGACATTAATATCGCTAAAGTCTTTATCTAATGCATTGACTAAAGGAACAGAGCTTGCTCCGCCTTGTTGCGAGCGAGTTGAAGCAAAACGATCTGCAATTCTGTAATTGTCTTTAACACCTGCTTTACCAAAACGAGGAAAAGATTGTTTTGTTTCTTTTTCATAAGCGTCAACAAACTTTAAAATATCGTCTTGATTAATGTCTCCAGTTTCTAAATTTCCTAGAAACGTAGGATTTCCTTCTTTGTCCCACCAAATAGAAGGAACGACCATAACCTGTCCATCAGGACTGTCAATTGTAATTAAATATTCTGTTGAGGGGCCACCTAAACCAATATCTTTTGGTTCATGAATAGAGGGATCAAATGGAACAAAATCAGCCATTGGCCTTAGCCTCCTTCATAATGTCGACAAGCTCTTTGCTACGACGACCGACTTGATTGTACCACTTGCTGTTGACCATCTCATTAGCGGCCATTAGGTAGTTACCTTCGTTGACGTAACGTAGCATATTCTTGAACTTTGCTAGACGATTACGACCAAGGTTGAACGCCATGTTCACAAGAACCCTTTGGGCATCTGGAGCTTGCCCTGCAAAGTTTAAGACAAGAGTACAGGCATCAGTGTAAGCAACATCACAGTCCTTACGGAAGACATCAAGGATTCTTTCGTCAGTCACTGGTGTCCCGACAGGCCAAGTGTACTCCATGTCTTCTTCGGTAACCATATGGCCAATACCAAAGGTAGGGTATCCTTCAGAACATAAGTAGATCTCAGTGACGTAACCTTCGTGACGAACTAAGTCTTCTTTGACAATTTCGATTAGTTCATCCTTCGTCATCAATCCCCCTAAACTCGTCTTCGACAAGTTCTGCATCTATAATGTCTTCTTCAGTGGAAACCTTAGGGTCACCAATGCCACTAATGGTAATCGACACTGCAGGACGACCACCACTAGCATTATCTTTCTCAAAGTAACTCACAGGCAACATACGATCCATTAAGAGTTTCCAAGCCGCCGCTTGGTTTTTATGGTCATCGTTTAGTGCCGCATCAAGAATGCTATCTAAGACCTTCTTGGACTTAGGTGAAGCCAACATCCTAGCTTTATATTCATTGATGATTGCGGTGTCGCCCGGAGGTCGACCAACCTTGTTCCTTTTTGTTGGTTTTTTTGATTCGACATCTTGTTTTCTAGGTCGACCAATCTTTTTACCACTAGGGCTTAAGGTTTCTTTGTAATCTGACACAAGTATTTTCCTTCTTAAGTGTTATGAGGGTACTTGATTGTAAAACATAACGACTAATTCTTAACGAATTACTCAATAGTTGCTCATTGGTACTTAATATAACTATATTATACCATAAAAATAACCAAAAGTCAAGAGATATACTTAAGATTCCTTAGGATGCCCCAAGTTTACCCTTTTGTCAACCCTTCAGAGTCACTTTTATTCATTTAATTTAACTATGGATATCAAATAATTACCTTAGTGTGACCAATGTGTTTCTTTTAGTCATTTTTTAGGTATTTCTTAGGGGTTTCCTGAGGGTTTCCTTAGCAAGTCTGGGCGGGTACACTTAAATATCAATAGAACATTAGGCACCCCCCGCCCCCTTAGGACACCCTAGCCTACTTATCCACAGGAAACACACAGGAAACACACAGGTAATCCACAAGTGATCCACAGTGTGCATAAGTTATCCACAAGTGGACAACCTGTGGGTAACTCAAGGGTATCCACAGGGTGTACACAAAAGGACACACAGGTTATCCACAGGGTTCTTGAGGGTGCAAGTGTGTGAGCCTAAGAAGTACCCTCAGGAGCCACCCAAGCCACACCCAAGAACCACCCAAGTGTTACCAAGCCACACTACACAGGTGTTACCAAAGCACCCAAGTGTTACCAATAGAGACTAGACTAATGTCTAATGGTAATCCTGAAAGCCAGTAATGACGAGGGTTTCCAAAGTTGGCACGGTGTCTGCATATACTACGGAAACACACAAACAAACGAGGAACACAACATGACTACTTGGACAACATTTGAGACTATCGACGAGTCACAGAACTGGAATGAGTTCTACATTGATCGCTTAGGCGTTCATCAGTACCGTCAGGACGAGCGCACACGGTTCAAGCTTGAGCGTGTAGAGTCTGGTCAGTGGCGAGTCATCGACTTTGAAGAGGACGAGCACACTAACCCGACACCTATGTATCAAGCGATCCGTTGGGTTGCCGGTCGGGTGCTCTACGGAGCTTGACAATATCAACGGGAGGCTTTAGGGTCTCCCTCAATCGTAGGTTGGCCGAACGGTCAGGCGACGGTCTGCAAAACCGTTTAAGCGGGTTCGACTCCCGCACCTACGTCCATTTTTCATAACACAGCCTGAGGAGGCACATATCATGAGAAAGATTGAGAAAGAAATGAACTACGCAATATCGCAAGGCCGCAACTGGTCATCAGCTAACACGATGGTCAGGGTTGAGCCTGAGACTCGCTTGCGTAAAGTGTACCTGCACGGGCATCACATCGCTGACGTTGACGTATACAGCAGTGGTTGGGGTTGGTCTGGTCACGTCAAGCCGAACCTTGAGACGCTCGCTGACTGGCCTACCAATACGACCAAGTCACGCCTGAGAGCCCTTGGGGTTGATGTCTACACACGCAACCACACCACATACGTTGATGGAGTACCAGTAGTATGAAAACACTACACACAGCAAGATTTGAGGTCGGCATACACGACGACCGCAAGCACGGTTGGTTCGAGCATAACGAGCTAGGCGACGAGTGCGGAGGCGGTCTCTGGTTCGACAATGACGGAGCGTTGATCGACTATGACGGCGTGTACGAGCTACCCTCTGAAGTAGTTCAGGCTCTAGCCACAGAAGGGTTTGACGTGACGTATTGCACGGAGACAGACAATGACTGACCATGAACAACAGTACGACCCACAGCTTCAGTGGGTCATTGAGGAGGTGATCTTTGCGATCACTCAACAGAAGCAGACTGATGCTGTCTGGTTTGACGTCTACGAGACGATCACCGGCTCGACAGCAGATGAGGCTTGGGACGAATACCAACTGCAACAGCGAATGGATGCAGAGGGTGAAGCACGATACGAACAGGAGCAATATGATGCAGAACGACTTTATGACTGACCTTGAGGTCGATATCTACCTGTCTTGCGTTAATTTGGCGAAAGACATTAACGAGGAGCTTAACAGCATCGACGAGATGCTTGACATAGCTCTGTTTGATATCTTTTTGGAGTATGTACATGATTAAGCGAATCCATGTGAATCAGCACAACATCCGTGCTAACAGCAAAGGCGAGGATCTTCCGATCTTCACCGTCAAGACCTACAAAGAGAACCTTAAGGGAGATCGTGTCGTCATTAAGGGCGACTCTGAACTTGTCTACAGCCCTGACAAGCCTCTCTCATGTGGTGCAAAGGTCTGGATTGAGACAGAGGCAGACGTTGACGTTTACTTTGGCAACTGGAGGGTTACACGATGAACTTTGACGACTACAAATACAAAAGCGATTTGAACGACTACGTCAAGATCGACGAGCAGGACTTTGTTATTGTTCAAGAGTACACAGGTTATCGGACGATGGTCGTCACAGCCTCAAGCCTTCAAGATGCGATTGACCAGATTGAAGCAAAGGACGAGACTAACGTACACACATACGCAGAAGACGACCAAAACAATGTCCACGGGAGAGTTGTCAGCGCAAAGGTCATGGATTATGAACAAAGTACCACCAGTCGAGCGTGACCTACTCACAGGAGGTCTCACGATGTCCTGTGCATCGCTCTGGTGTCAATTCCTCTCTGAGGAGTTCGATTGGCAGGGTAATAGGTCACTATCAGAATATTACAAACGTCGAGCACAGGAGCTTTCTGTGGCTCCTAGCGGCTCTTTACATGATCGTCGGCTAGAGGAGGCCATCAAGACATGGAAACGATGAACTTATTCAACCTGATGGTCATCTTGACAGGTTGGACAGTAGCAATGGGTGTTGGTGCTTTTCTTGCATGGTTATTTTACGAGAGGCATGATGACTGAACGACAGGAAGATCAAGCAGTCTCTGAGTTGATTGTTGTCTTGACGCTCTTAGGGACTGCTTTAGTGGCTGTGGTAACAGTCTGTTTGATTGAAGGTATATACTTAAGTATTAAAGATTTCTTAGAGGACTAAACGATGAGATGTAGAGCGTGTAATGTTGAACTGAGTGACTATGAGTCGACCTTGAAAGACAGCCAAGGTGATGGTTACTTTGATCTGTGCTTAGAGTGCTTGACTGCAACTAGACAAGCAGTGTTTGACTCTGAACTCAAAGGAGAGTATAATGTTACTAAAGAGTACCAAGGTTCTTCAGAAGAACCTGAGGACTAATATCAAAAGGACTAACATTAAGAAGAAACTTAAGTACACCTTAGAGTACAAGGAGTTTCGTCAAGAGGTAAAAGAATTATGTTGAATGATGTCTCAACTTCAATTATACTATTAGAATTACGGAACAGAGTCTTTGACCAGATCGACGACCCTGAACCGCAATACGATGCCTTGCTGTCGACCATGTCGGGCAAGCATCTTTTGGAACTAGGTGCGGCTCTGCAAGACATCCGCATCGCAACACCTGAGCCTAAGGAGGTCAGATAATGTCTGTAATTAACGGTACTGTCGCTTTTGCTAACCTAGCAGAGCATGAGGTCTACAACGGCCAATCAACTGGCAAATACTCAATCGTCCTTGCCCTTGACGAACCTGAAGCTGAGAAGCTGAAGGCGGAAGGCGTCAAGATCCGTGAGTACAAGAATATCCCACAGCGCAAGTTCGCTACCAAGTTCGACGAGTTCCCTGTCATTGACAATGATGGTGAGCCTGTGAGCAAGGCGTCTGTACGCTACGGTGACAAGGTGCGTATCAAGTACAACCTTGGCAACCCTCATCCTGTCCACGGCACTTCTGTGTACTTACAGGCTGTCCGTGTTGTCGAGAAGGGGGAGATGGACATTGAGGACGATGGAGAGTTCTGAGTTCCTAGGCCATCAAGGGTGTAACAAGTGCGGGAGCAGTGATGCTCTCGCTACTTACTCAGATGGTCATGGGTATTGTTTTAACTGCCTAACTCATTTCAAGGAGGTCGACGGATTGGAAGCTATTGAAAGCAATGTCGTCAACTACAATAAGCCTGTCGAAATGTACGGTACACCAATGGCAATCACAGATCGTCGGATATCTCTCGACACTGTGAAACGCTACGGTGTAACGTCAGACGATACAAAGCAGTATTACCCGTACTACGATAAGGACGGTAAGCTGATCGGCTCCAAGGTTCGCACCGTGGCGACTAAGGATTTTAGCACTCGTGGTGATATGCGTCACAATGTCCTGTTCGGTCAGCAACTGTTCAAGTCAGGTGGTCGATACGTGACTGTCGTCGAGGGTGAACTGGACGCACTGGCCGCTTATGAGATGCTAGGGTCACGCTATTCTGTGGTCTCAGTGTCCAAAGGTGCAGGTGGTGCAGTCAAGGACTTCAAGCAGAACCTAGAGTGGCTTGAGGGCTTTGAGAATGTCGTCATCTGTTTCGACAATGATCCTGCAGGTCGTGAAGCCGCAGAGAAGTGTGCTCAGGTACTCAGCCCTAACAAGGCCAAGATCGTCACGCTAGGGGCGTTTAAGGACGCCTCAGACTACCTTAAGAACAACAAGGTCAGACAATTCACTGCTGAATGGTGGGAAGCGAAAGCATACCGCATGACCGGGGTGATTACCCTTGAGGATGCTTGGAGTGACTTTATCAAGCGTGGCACAGAGGAGGTCATTCCCTTCCCTGAGTCATTCGGGATGCTGAACTCTATGTTGAACGGAGGCATTGCCGCAGGAGAGATCACTGTCATCGGTGCACTCACGTCTGTTGGTAAGACCACTATGGTCAACGAGATCGCCTATCACTTCTGGAAGAATACCAGTAAGACGATTGGCTGTGCGTTCCTTGAGGCATCCAATGGTGAAGCTGTCGAGAGTCTATTGACTGTTCACACAGGACACAATCTGTCCCTTGAGGATCGTAAGAACATTGACTACGATCAACTACGGTCAGACATCATCACTGACGGTCGGATCTTACTGCTAGATCATAACGGTGCTGTCGATACCGATGAGTTGTTCTTGAAGCTCCGTGCGATGGTCAAAGGCAACGGTTGTGATGTGTTGATTATTGACCCGTTACAGGCGGCAGTCACTAGCAACAGCAACGAGACCATTGACGAGTTCATGGATCGGTTGCTCAAGCTAGCCAAGGAGACCGATGTGTCCATCATTGTGGTCAGTCATATGCGCAAGCCTAGTCTGACGAATCCACACAATGTCAACGAGTACGATCTGAAGGGCTCAGGCTCTATTAATCAGATTGCATTCAACACGATTCTTTTGAGTCGTGACAAGATGGCGGAGGACGAGTATGCAAGGAACAGCACACAAGTTCAGGTCGTCAAGTGTCGTCGCACAGGCATTACAGGATCGGCAGGTTGGTTGTACTACAATGCATTAACTGGTAGACTAGAAAGAGGTGAGAAACCAGAAGTTCATGAAGCAAACAACATTGAGGAGTTCTAATGCAGTGCGTGTGGGATATTGAGACCAACGGCCTCAAGCCAACTAAGATATGGTGCATGTGTGCTATCAAGGGTGACAATATGTACACACTTGAGAACCCAACGAAAGAGATGGTTGAAGAATTATTCTCTGACGTGACGGTGCACATTGGTCACAACTTGATTGGTTACGATATTCCTGCGGTTGAGCGACTCTTGAACGTGTCGATAAAAGGCGAAATCATCGACACATTGGTGATGTCACGTTTATACAATCCACAATTAGAGGGAGGACATTCACTTGCCGCATGGGGTGAGCGTCTAAACTTTCCAAAAGGAGACTATC